TATCCAGCAGCGCTCCAGCCAACTGGTGGAAGCTTGGCGTGAATGCGATTGAGGGCCCACTTCGTTAGGGCTGGGGGGATTTGTGCCAGCCCTCGTTCGTCGAATTTGAGGGTGCGTTTGTTTGCTGCTCGACGCGCCAGTGCAGAAGCAGTCTTAAGCAAGTATTCGGCCTGGGAGTGGGCCATGTTGCCGCGTGTTGCGGCGGTATTACGTTGGCTGGCTGCTTCTACAGCGCCAAGCCGCTTCTCCCATTGCACCAGCCCGGTCGTGTCGCTGGTTTCCTTCAGGATGTGTGTAACACTAGCGTATTTAACGCTGGGGTTCGAGGCTAAATAGTACGTTCGGTGGGGGCCGCTGTTGTCCTGCACAAGGTTCCAGCGCCTTAGTGTTGCTAGTGTGTCTTGTGCAGAAGGCATTTAAATACTATTTCCCCATTTAACAATACCACGAAAAAGCCCCCTTGGCTAGAGGGGGCTATTGAAATATTGAATAACTGGCAGTTATCAGTAAAGCGACTACTTAGCCAGCCTTGAATGGGTTGGCGCCGGTGAGGAGGCGTTCCAGGTCAAAGCCTGCCTCTTGGGCTTCGACCCAGGCAGCTACGACGTGCTCTTGGCTGCCCTTTTTCTTGGGTACAGGACGGACCGTGTACTTGGGGATGCCGTTGGCTTGGATCTCTTTGCCGATGATTAGGTCGATGCTGGTGAGATCGTTGTCGTAGTCATCCATTTGGGAGATGGAATCCAGCTCCTTCAGGATGGTTTTTTGGTTGATGCTCCAGACCTGGACGTTGCCGGTGTCGTAGTTGAAGACGGGGGCGCTGATGCAAAACTTAATGTCCACGGTGCCGGGGCCGCCACGGCCTTCGCGGGCCTCGTAGTCACCCAGTTCAGCTGCAATGTCGTCGGGGGTGGGCTCGTAACCAAAGCGGAAGGGTTTGGATGCTCCATCGAGAGTGCCCCAGGTCTCGAAGTATTCGAGGGGTTGGTCGGCTAGTACCGTGATGCGGACAGAGCCTTTGTCGGGCAGTTTGCTCAGGTTCAGGTAGCCGCCGCCACTTGAATTGGTGCTGATGGCCGCTGTGGCGGACTTGGAAAGAAAAGCCATGATGGTGGTTCTAGGGTTTGCTCCAGCAGGTTTTGTCCTGCCGGTTGTGACACACTAGCACGGTGGTGGTCACCTGGCTACCATACAAAAACACCCCAGGGGCCTAGGCCTCCGGGGTGTGGCTTTCCAATGTTCTGTAGGAGTCTAACACTGTGTCTCAAAAGTCGCAAGAGTTGCTGGCGTTTGTTCGCCAGCTGCCGGCTGGGTTTGCTTACGCGCCGATTTACGCCAAGGACTGTGCGCTCCAGTCCGGGAAAATCTCGAAGGGCAAGACGCCACTGGAGAAAAGCCATCACGTTGTGATGACCCCGGAGGATGTGGCCCTCCAGATCCAGCGCAAGCCTGAGGTGTTTCAGGCCGTTGGTGTGTTTACCGGGGCTCGTAGCAAGGGGCTCGTGATCCTGGATGTGGATAAGAACCTGGCTCGGCTGCTCAAAAAATGGGGCAACACGCTAGAGGGTGCCCCAGTCGTAAGAAGCACCAAGCCCAATGCGGCTAAGTACCTGTTCCTGGTACCTGAGGAGCTGTGGGGCCAGGTCAAGGGTTTTGGGTTGTCGGATACCGGGGCGGGCTATGAGGTGCTCTGGGGCCGCCAGGGGCTCCTGTACGGGGCGTATCCGGGTTCTACCGATAAGAAGGGCCTGGAGGGTGAGTATGGCTTTGAGGGCGATCTGGGGGCCATTCCAGAGGCTCCAGGTTGGTTGATCGCGGAGATGAAGGAGGCGGCTGGTAAGGAGCTGGCTGACGGGGGCTTCATCAAAAATCGTCGGGCGCTCGACTTCTCAGATCGAGATCCGGGTGAGGTGGCTGAGATTATCCAGTCGGCTCTGCGGGTGATTCCTGGGCAGGGTGCTGGGAGTCGGGATCACTGGGTCAAGGTGGGCATGGCGATCCACAGCGAGTTGCCCACGGATCTGGGCCTGACGTTGTGGAGTGCCTGGTCTGCTGACGATCCTGAATACTCCGATGAATGGGCCAGCTCCAATCCCTGTGATGAGGTTTGGAAGTCGTTCAAAAAAGGGCCCGTAACGCTTGGCTCGCTGTTCTGGATGGCGGATCAGCAGATGCCGGGGCGGCTTTGGCTGGCTGAGGATCTGCGGAAAGTTGTTGCGCAGCTCGAAGCAGAAGCTGATCCAGAAAAGTTGCCGGTGTTTAGTGACATCATGCTGGCAACGAAAAAGGCTCTGGAGCTTGAAAATCCAGCTGAGCAAAAGTACGAGCTACACAAAATTGCATACAAGGCTCGGATGCGGGATGCGTTCGAGTTGGAGAAAATGTATGTCGATCAGGTCCAGTACGAGTCGCAGTCTGAGACGATGACTCTCAGTGAGCTGTTTGAAAAAGACTTCAAGCGGACTTACTTGATTCCTGATCTGTTACCCAATCCCTCGGTGGTGCTGATCTATGGCGCTGGTGGTGATGGGAAATCCATGGCCGCTTGGACGTTGGCTAAGCACGTTGCCACCGGAACGCCCTTTGTGATTCGGGGGCATCACGTTCCAGTTGAACAGGGGCCTGTGTTGCTGCTGAATGGCGATCAGCCGCTTGGGCAGATGCAGGAGCAGCTCCAGGAGGTTGAGATGCCGCCTGATGCGCCTGTGACGCTGCGGACGGACTGGACGCTCCAGTCGTATGCACGCTTCAAAAAGCTCATGGAGCGGGTGCGGCCAAAGCTCGTGGTCATTGACTCACTGATCGGCTGTTCTGGTGGTCGGGCGTTTGACGAAAACAAATCTGACTTCGCCACGCCGCTCTACTGGCTGACTCGCAACAACGGGGTGCTGTTCCCTGCCACCACGATCCTGATCATTCATCACGCCAACAAAACGGGCGGGTTCCGGGGCACCAGCGCTATTCGGGATGCTGTGGACGAGACCTGGAGCCTCAGGCGGCCTACGGATAAGCAGCTGGAGCAGACAGGCAACAACGCTCGGATCATCACTGTGGAAAAGTCCAGGTCAGGTCGTGGTGGCACCAGCCTCCTGATGCGGCAGGACGTGGACCTGTGCTTCACGCTGGAGGATTGGACTCCACAGATCGACCCGAGCGAAACCACGCCCTCTGGGATCACAGACAGGGTGCTCCAGCGCCTTCGTGTGGTGTATCCCGCTGGTAAGACCCGTGAGGAGCTGAATAGCGACCCGATTTGCGGGGGCAGCGTGGCCGGAATCAAAAAATCGCTCCAGCGTCTTGAGAAGCGGGGGTTGATTGAGGTTGTTGGAACTCGTGAAGGCTCCAAAAAAGGCGGCAGTCGCCCCAATGTGTACCAAGCCGTTGTGGCCTCCTCGCGGGGAGAGGTAGTAGAAGTGTGTCCCCCTAGGCAAAAACCTTGTGGTGACAAGGATTTAGCAGGGGGACACGTTGGTAATTTTCAGGAAAGTGTCCCCCTTGCTGGAGGAGGGGGACACATTGCCTCGAAAACAAAGGGGTGTCCCACTGCAGAACCCTCTGATACCAACAGTTTTGGGCATGGGGACACCTCTGGGACATATCCCCACGCGCGCGAGGAGCGCAGCGAGGCTGAATTGCAGTCCTTGATGGAGGAAGCCGCACGCGCATGGGACTGATCCACGATTTGAAAATGCCTAACTTTTTCCTGGGGCTGCTCCGCGTAGCCGCCTGGCTACTTTGGAGAGAACCCGTGGCTACGTTGAAACCAAAACGCCCTGGTGAGCCCAGCAGGATCCCCACGCTGGGCTTTACCACTGGCCCCACGCCGGATGGCATCCATTCGGTGGTGCGGCTTGCCTGGTTCAAAAAAGGGCGGCCTGTCGAGGTGGATGAGTTCCAGATCGAGGAGTGCCCGGATGCCGAGCAGATCTTTCGCTATACCGTGGGGCAAGCCCTGCGACGTGGAGCTGATGTCTGCGTGCTCACCACCTATGAGCCCGAGGAGCTGGGGGTTCCAACCGATGGGTAGCCCTGCGAGTGTGTACTTTTGTAACTGGCCTACTTGCTCCTGGGGTCATTCTGTGTAACACTACTGGTGAGGGGCGAGAGCTTCTCACCTTTTCTCTGTACTACACCATGACTGAAGTTCCGAACGAAAAGCTAAGCCCGTGGTATTTCACAGTCCGCTATGCGTCCCTGGTGATCCAGCAGCGCATCGCTGAAAATGCTGTGCACGGCTTGAATAGCGCCTACGACCAGCACAATCTCAAGCAACTGACTGACATGGAACAATTTTTCAAGATGTCATGGGACACTTGGATGGACGACCTTGCAGCCACCATCCGCCAGGAGGTCAAATGAACCCTGATGTGCTGGAGATCTACGACATTAGCTTTAGCCATGACAACATTTGTACTGTTGAGGCCATTGTTGAAGACGCTGCAATCGCAGCGCGGCAGACTATGGACGACCCAGAAGAGTATTGCCCTGCCTTGTGCAGAGGCTCCTTCTACTTTTCTGAAGAGGACGTGATCCCTGCAACCGATGCTGGACTCAAACGACTGCTTGCCGAAAAAATCGACAACTGGGAGCTGGTGGACACGTCGGATTGGAGCGAGTAGCGCCAGGGATCTGCGCAATGACGAGGACTACGATGACTGGTCCTACGGCACTGAGCCGATCCCCTCGGATACCAGCTGGGTCAAACCTAAAAATCTGTCCCAGCTCCTCCATCACATGATCGCCAAGTTTGAAATGGCTGATACTGTAGATAGCCAGAAGCTGGCACGCTTGGCAATTTCCGAGATTCTCAAGCTACCCAATTCTGTTGTACAAGATCTAAAGAACCAATTCGATGACGCAAAGCACTAATCAGCCATTTTTTAAGTCTTACCTTCTTGGTAAAACTCTTTCATTGGAGGATATTAAAGAGTTGTCAGACGTGGATCTGGAAACTCTTAATATCGAAACGCTCTCAGCACTTAGTGATGCTCGTCATGACTATGCACAAGCTGAGAATCGTAAAACTCCAGAGTCAGGTCAAATTTTTCACCGCATGAAAGTGGCTAGCTATTTCCAGGCTGCCATCCTCGTGGAGAAGAACAGCATGTAACTCTTCTCTTGTACACTCCACCCGTTCACAACTCAACCATGATTACTCTTCTTTCTGATCGTGAAGCCCATCAACTGGCTTCCTATGTGACCGAGATCACGACTGCTCTGGACAACATCACATACATCATTGCTGGTGCCCAGACCGTTCAACTTGAAACTCCAGCTCCAGTTAAGTCAGTGCTGTCCCAAGCCGACAAGCCGCAATCTCAAACCAAGTCTCGTAAGTCTCGCCGCAAGGCGAGGGCTTCGTTGACTGAGAAAAAGGTGCTGGAGATCAAGCGGCGGCTGGCTGCTGGTGAGAAGGCTGGTGCTATTTCGCAGCTGTACAAAGTGCATGTGACCACCATCAATGCCATTAAATACGGCAAGACCTGGGGTCATGTTCAACTCCAGCAGAGTGAAGCATGATTCTCTGTGATGCAGAGATCCGGGCCCTGTGTGAGCAGGGCCTTGTGACTCCTTATGATCCAGACCTGGTGAATCCAGCGAGTCTTGATGTGAGACTTGGCTGTGAGCTAATGGTAGAAATGGCCGAGTGGTCTACCATGACTTCGGTTGACATCACTGGACATTCGCAAGCAGAACCGTTTTATCTGCAGCCCCACGAGTTTGTGTTGGCTTGTACTGAGGAAACGTTCTTTCTGCCTACGAATATCGCAGGGCAATTTGCCCTTAAGAGTTCCAGAGCTCGATCAGGTATTGAGCATCTGATGGCTGGGTATTGTGACCCAGGCTGGAGTGGATCGAAGCTTACTTTGGAGCTGCAAAATGCACGTTCTATGCACCCTGTTGCTATTTGGCCTGGGATGCGTATTGGGCAGATTGTATTTCATCGTATGTCGCAAACTCCAGTGCGTGATTATTCAATTACTGGCCACTACAACAACGACAAAACAGTAACCGCTTCTAAATTATGAACGATGCTGTTAACTCCCCATCCCACTATGCCAAGGATAGGAAATTTGAAGTTATCGACAAAATTGAGGATGCCGTTCGTTTTGCGCCTGATCCTATCTTGGGTGGCCTCCAGTGGCAAATCCTCAAATACGTCGAAAGATGCTGGGTAAAAAAAGATCCAGTTGAAGATCTACAAAAAGCTCGCTGGTATTTGAATCGTCTAATTACAAAACTTGAAGAACAACAAAGTGACTAAATGCGAGCAGTGTGGGATGCGGGATTGGACTGTCAAGGAAACGCGGATGACGGTTAGGGGAGAGCGAAGGCGGCGGCTCCAGTGCAATGTGTGCTCACATCGCTGGACCGTGTTCACCAAGGAAAACGAGGGGCGGCCTTATCGGTCCAAGTGGGATACGCAATCTGGGCGGAGTGATGCGTGGCGTCGTCTTTCGCGTGAAGATGCTCGCGCAATCATCCAGTCCGAGCTACCCCAGCGCAACCTCGCAGCGATCTACGGCATTACGCGCCAGGCTATCTCGTTGATCCAGACCGGGCGTATGTACAAAGACGTGTACTGGGAGCTGCATCCGCCTCGTGTGGGCAAAATGCTGTACTGCCGGGAGTGCCAGAACTGGAATAAGGACCAGTGCGGCTTTGAGTTCCCGGAGGCTGGCGACGACTTTGCTACAGAGTGTGTTTTGTTCGAGGCCCGGTAGCCAGGAGATGTAGTACAGTAGTCCGGTAAGCCCACTCAGAGGCCCACCCCTTGAATTACCTATTTGGCATAGAGCACATCGGCTCGATGCAAAATGCTGCGACAGTGGCATTTGACTGTGAAACGACCGGTCTCCAGCCTGTTGCTGGAGGGATGCGGCTTCTCCAGTTCGGAGCATTGGATCGGCTGCCGGTTGTTATTGACTGCTGGGAACTGGAGGATAATGGCTGGGATGCGCTCCAGGCGCTTTTTAATCAGGAGCGGTTTTGGCTGGCGCACAATGCTGTGTTTGATCTTGGCTGGCTTCAGGAGCATGGCATTTATCCACAGGGCAAAGTTCTGTGCACCATGCTGGCGAGTCGCATCCTGACTAATGGGATGCCAAACGTCAAAAATAGCTTGGAGCAAGTAGTTAAGCGGTATTTGTCGCTGACTATTTCTAAAGAACAGCAGCGAAGTGATTGGTCTGGTGATTTAACTCCAGAGCAACTGGAGTATGCGGCTAAGGATGTTGATTTGTTGGTGCAGCTGGATGGTCCGATAAACCAGCGCATGGCGTCAGCATGTTTGCATAAAGCCTGGTTTTTAGAGTGTGCAGCTCTAAACTCGATGGCACAGCTTTGGCGGACTGGGTTGCCGTTCAACAAGGCTGATTTGGACAAATTGATTGATGATCTGGACGATGATCACTTTGAGGCGGGAGAAACTTTTATCACTAATTTTGATGCTGCTTTACCTGATGATCACAAGTTACCCAGAGCCCCTGAACATGGCATTATCTTGTATAAAAAAGAAGATGCTGACCGCGCTGGAACAAAAGAGTTTTTCAATCTAAATAGTCCTGCTCAACTGCTTAAAAAGTTCACTGCTTTGCTTGGGGAAGCACCAGTTAATCAGAAGACTGGTAAGCCTAGTGCCAGCAAATTAGCGTTGGAAGAATATGCAGGGGATCATCCTGTTATTGCTGAGTATTTGAGGTGGAAGAGACTGGAAAAGCGGAGGCAGATGGCTGAAACTTTGATGAAAAATATAGATAAGGATGGGTTTATTAGGGCTAGTTATTTGCAGCTTGGCGCTGATACGGGGCGTATGTCATGTATGAGCCCCAACCTCCAGCAAATACCGAGAGATTCAAGGTTTCGGGCATGTGTACAGGCGCCTAAGGGATTCAAACTGGTGGTTGCGGATTATGCGCAGATGGAGCTGAGGCTGGCAGCAGCTGAGGCAAACGATGCGTTGATGATTGAGGCGTTCCAGCAGGGGACGGACTTGCACACACTCACCGCGATGCAGATTTATGGGGTTGATGAAGGAAATGTCACAAAAGATCAGCGACAAATTGCTAAGTCGGCCAACTTCGGTTTGCTGTATGGAAGCGGCGCAAAGGGGTTGCGTAATTACGCGGCGGCCATGGGGATCCAGATGGATTTGGATGAAGCGGCAGAAATTCGGCAAAAATTTCACGCTGCTTACAAGGGCATCAGCAAGTGGCAGCGGGCTAATGCTGCAGCGGCTAATGCAACTTCGGGCCTTGCCCCTATCTTCATTCGTCACTCCGGGTTCCGGCGGTTTCTTCCGGGCGAGCACAACAAACTCACCACGCGCTGCAACACTCCGATCCAGGGTGCTGGCGCAGCGGTTCTCAAGCGGACGCTCGGCAAACTGTGGCCACTGCTCCAGGCAGACGGTGAAGAGATCGTGCGCCTAGCTGGCGTGATTCACGATGAAGTGATCCTCCTGGTGCGGGAGGATCATGCTGAAACTTGGGCGCTCCAGCTGGCCAGCGTCATGGAAGATGCCGAAGCAGAATGGCTTGGAGATGTTCCACCGCTAGCCGAGGCAAAAGTAGGAGGATCATGGAACGAGGCCAAATGAGGTATTACCAGGTATTACTGCGCCCCAAGCAGGGCGCAATACATACTCATACTGTGGAGGCTGATAGTTCGTACATGGCTATGCAATCAGCATTGGCCTGCTTTCCCAAGGAAACCGTCATCAAAATCACCGAAGTCTCAGGTTGAGACGCATGAGTCCAGGCCGCACGGGTAGGCAGATTGTTTTGGACTGGCTGTATGCGGAGATTCGGCAGGCTCGTACTGCTGATCTCCAGCGTATGGCCGGTTTTTTGGCGTGGGCTAGGGAGATTAGGAAAGGTTGTACGGACAATCGCCGTACCAGTCGGAAGTCCCAGCTCGGTGCGTGGCGGAAAAAGGTGGATGAGGACGTGCGCTGGGGCTGATACTGTGGTACACGGTGCTATTGTGTAGCAGACTAGACCACAGGGTGATGCCTCTTAAGCACGGACAGAAGTTTTATTGCCAGTTGCTGCTGGATAAGCACCGCTATCAGCTTGTGGAAAAGATGGCTGAGCAGCAAGGCAAACGGGTGACGGCTCTGTTGCGGGATATGGTTTATGCAGCATTGCAGGTGGCGTTTCCAACGTCTGAATACAAGAGCGCTGAGGAAGCGGATCATGAAGCCTGGGCGGATTCAGTAAAAAGGCGGGTAGAAGGAAGGATGCGCACCAAGCAGTCCTCGGGTGTCTCAGAGTTGGACGCATGATTCTCAGTCGCAGATCGTAATAGTCTGCTCCAGCAGGCTTGGATCTGTTACTGTTGCACAGTAGTCACATGGATTTGACTGGTGCAGCGGTACATCATTGTTTGTGAGGATCGGTATGTGGCGGCGTACCAGCCGGATACACGGATCGTCAGCCTCACTGGGATACGAGAGGATGCTGGATCTTGGGTGACGTACGAGCGGGTGGTCGAGGCAGCCCGAGCTGTTGCCCAGTGGAGCGGGTCTCCAGTTGCGATCCACGCAGTTGAAGAGCCGGACTATCCGAAAAGCTGGTTGAAGGTATGAAGCAGGAGTATTTTGAGCTTCAGATCTGGTTGCCAGGTAGAGGGCCGTTGCGAGATGTGTTTAAGGCTGAGACGCTGGTAGATGCTGTGGCGCTGGCTGAGTTTCGTTACAGAGGCTGTTTAGTCATCGTGCCACCGCCAGCCACGTCTCTAAAGTTGATCCGGTCTAGGCACCACACCAACCCCATTCCCCAGAAAAATCGTTCTAATCGCAATGTCTGAGCTTAAAAATTGGCAGCTTGTCGTTCGTGAAGATGACAAGCAGGAATTTTTGGACTGGCTGTATTTGCTGGATAAGCGGGATGAAAAGTCCCATCCGCTCCACTCGACCTACACCGGGTTGGCGCAGAAGTACAAGGGGATTTTTGCGGTTTAGGCCGAGTCGCAGTCCATGCCGAATTGGCTGGACAGGTTGTCAGCTGCTTCCCGGATAGCCCAGGCGGATTTGGCGCGTTCCATGTGATGGAGCGTGTTTAACAGTAGAGCGGCTTCGAGGAGGCCGTTCCAGTCGCCGGCGGCATGGCGGGCTTTGAGCATGTCGGCAGTGGTGCGCTCGCTCAGTTTGGCTTCAAGGCTTTGGGTGATCAAATTCACTTAGGTCTAATGCGTAGGAACCAGCCGGATTCTGCTCCATCCACAAGCCAACGGGGCAGCCAGTTCTTTCGAGAATACGCAATTCCGGCGCCGCCTTTGTTTCTGCTGTAACCGCCAGCAACGAGATCCGCTTCTCCGTTGGGGTCGTTCAGGATGAAGTGGCTTGGGGTGTAGCCGATGACGACGCTCCAGTGCCCGCCGCCGCTTGGATTGCTGACGGGGCCTCGATGGAGCCAGCCGATGGGGGTTGGATAGCCCATGTTGATCTCGGATTCCAGGCTGGCGGCAGTTCCATCCTGAATAAAGGTGGCGATCAGGCCCAACTCTTTTAATGCTGAGACTTGGGCATGAACGTCGGTAGAGTCGCCGTACTTTTTGCGGACGAGGTTATAGCTGTCGTCGTTACCGATCTTGCCCCAGTAGCGAGCAACCATGGCACAGCTGGAGCTGAAGCATTCCCGGTAGCCGGTGCCGGATTTGTTGTCGAGCTGGTATTCGTAGGGGACTTTTAGCAGGTGCTCTTTGGGATGGACAGTGGGTGAGTCGTGGGAGTCCATCAGTTCGATCAGCTTTTTGGGATAGCTCGGATCTGTGGCGTAACCTTCGTTCTTAAGCCATTGGGCAGCTTCGTTGCGGCTTGGAGCGTTGTTGCAGCCTTTCCAGTTTTTATAGTCTTTGTACCAGCGGCTTACGAGATAGCAAACAGCGGTTTGAATATCGGGAAAGTCGAGAAAGCTGTCGCGGATTGTGATCCAGTTGCCGTTGATGAATTCTTGGGTGGTGGTCAGGGTTCCATCGCCCTTGATGCCGAAAAAGTTGTTGCGGCCTGAGACGAGTTTTCCACAGGATGATTCCAGTGCCCATTGGGCAGCTACAAGCTCTGGGTACTTGGCGCCGGCAATGCGGCCAGCTGTGACCATGCCGTCCCAGTTGTTTTCAATTTGGATTTGTTTGCCGGATTGGCTCCAGGTTTTGAACCATTGCTGATTGCGGCCCAGGATGTTGGGGTTGGCTTTGTTGATAGCCTCCTCCAGCTCGGATACGGCAGCCATCTGGTGGGGAAGGCTGCGGTAAAACCGCATGAGATCCAGCAGCCTGATGGTGTTGGGGTTAGCCACGGGACCAGGGTGCATGGATGGACATTGGGCCTCCCAAATCTAAGGAGTCTCCAGTTTGTTGCTCGTGATCTACAGATTCGTTAATGACAATGGGTTCTGGGGCTGAGGGCTGAGTTGCCAGCCACTCTTTTTCGGCCAAGGTGATCCTGGCTGGTAGGAGCGTTTCAAACTGTTCTTGTCGTATGGCACGACGAACAGCATCGGCTCCTATTTCGTTCAGCGCTTTTTTGGGCGGAGCAGCTCAAGGATCTGAAGCACCAGCTGGATGATGCTGTTGGCTTTGAGTTTGGGGTTGAGGCCGATCAGTTCGGAGGCGGCTGCTACCACGATCCAGAAGGCAGCGTTATGGAGAATGTCCATTACTACAAAGTAACTTGTGCAAGTCTAGAGGCTAACGGGTAAAAGTTCCAGTGCGGTTGGTTTTTGTGGCTACCATGACTGCAGCGTCGACCTTATGTGGACTACATCGACGAGGAACTGGGATTCTTAAGCAAACGTGAGGCTAAGGCTCGATTTCGAGATCAAATACTGAAGGGTTGGGACTATAAATGCGCATATTGTCAAGAAGATTTAGGTAAGTCTGGAACGCTTGATCACGTAAGGCCAAAATCCAAAGGTGGTGAGACATCAGTATCAAATCTGATCGCAGCCTGTTTTAATTGTAATATCAGAAAAAGTTCCAGTGATTGGAAAGAATGGTACAGAATGCAGCATTTTTGGGAGCCGTACCTGGAGGATGCAATTCATTTTTGGATTAGTCAGTAGGCTTGTTCCAGCCCATGCCCTCGGCGTACATATAGGCCATGTAGGCGTCTTCGCAGTAACGGCAGATTCCTTTGTGGCAAACACGGTAATAGGTGTCGCCACGCTCGTTTTCTAGTTGCTCCAGTGTGAAGCCTTGACCTAGTTCGATGGTGTTGACGATTAGGCGTTCGGTCATCGGTAACGAGACATTTCAAGTTTGATAATACGCACGTCATGGTCTTGAACTTTGTCATCTATCTCACCAAGCTTCTTTTGGATAATTTCCTGATTGCTGAGGAGATCGTCGAGTTTGGTGGGGACTGTGTAGACCAGGTAAAAAATGCCGGCGGCAGCAGAGCCAACAGCTAAGACAGCAAGACCTGCCACGGTCTCTTGTTTGACGCCGCGCCAAAATCCTGGTTGTGGCTCAGGAGTTGACACGACGCTGATTTAGGTATTTTCAGTCTAGCTTGAAGTTGTTGTAGGTTATGCCCAGGGCCCAACGGAGGTGTTGGCGCCAGCAGCACCGATTGGCCAGATGGCAATATATGAACCTGCAAGTGTTGAATAGGCACCGCCAGGTGCGGTGCTCATTCGATACCTAGGAATAAAAGTGCCACTGTTTGCCACGCTTAATGTTCCAAAAAGTGAAACAGGAATAGTCCTTGTTGCACCAGCAATGGTATTGATGTATGCGAGTTCAGTGGTGGAATTTTGTACACCATAAAAGATGCTTCCACTAGCTACGTTATTGTTAGTTGGCGGGGCTGCTTGAACAATAGGAGCAAAGACATTGGCAATAAAATTATTGAAAGTTGCTGTTCCACCGTCAAAAGCCAAAAAGAAATTATGACTAGTTGCGCCAGCTGTTTTGCCGAAAGCACATATGATCTCAAATGCATAAACGGTACTAGCTTGCAGGGTTGCGCCAACACCAAAAATGCTTTGAGCCGTATTCACGTTTGAACCAGCCAGATCTGAATTAAGCCTGTAATACATCATCGACGGCGAAACACCACGCGCTGCTGGCGTCGAGTAGATCACCTTCCCGTCGTATTCCATTGCACCAGCCGTAGCCGATGTCAGGTTGGTTCCTGATTGAAATGTCAGCGGCGACAGCGATGTAGTGCCAGCAGCAAGCTGCAAAGGGCCTTTTAGGTTTGCGCCATTGCTGATCTCTCTAGCCATTAGCCAATCACCACCACGCGGTATGCGTTTGAGGCAGGAGCAGTGGCAAACACGATGGTGAGCGTGTTGGTGGTGGCGTGGGTCACGTCAGTGATCACTTCGTCATAAGTGCTGGCGTTATACACAGTCACTTGCACATCGCGGCTGGCAAGGTTGTGGGTCACTGTATAGCTAGTGGCGCTACCATCTCCAATTGCCACTGAGTATTTTTTAATCCGGCCTGACCAAGTGGCCAGTTTCAGCGGAGTGACAATGCGAGCATCATCAGTGCCAGCATCTGTTTCGGCTTGAGTTGCAATTTCGGCAATACCTGCAGTTGTTTCACTTGCTGATGGGGCAGCGGTGCCAAACGTGACCCAACTGATGGTGCTGCTGCCAAGAGTGCCGTTGACTTGATCTTGCCGATAAGTGCTGCCCGCACTGGTGCCTTCTTCAATAGTTGTGACAGCTTGTTCAAGTTCGGCAAAGGTGCTGGCATCCAGCGAGCGGGTCATGGCGCTGCTGGCACCATTCCAGACATAGATTCCGTTGTCAGCAGTTGTGGTTTGTGACCTCACCAGCACGCGATCCTGGCTGGCCATTGTGATGCCATCAATCGTGGCACCGGGGCTGCTCAGGTTCAAGTTGCTCTGAGTGGCAACTCGACAGGAGTCTTTCCAAGCAAGACCCTCAACCAGTGAATCCACATAGGACTTACTAGCTGCATCGCCGTTGCTACTGGGCGAGGGGAGGTTGATAACCTTTGAGACCGACTGAAAATCAAAATCGGTAAAAATCTTCTTGGCCATGTCAGGTTAGCCTCGCAAAGCCTGCAGTAGGTGCTGTCAATAGGATAACAGTTTGATTCAAGCTGGGATGTGATATTTCAGCTTGAATTTGCTGGCTACCACTGTCATACACATCAACACCAGGCTTGAACCCGAGGTTGTGGTTAATGGTCCAAGTAGTAGAAGAACTAGATTGAATAAAATCGTACCCAGCACCAGCATCGCCTTTTGGACCTTGTGGTCCGGCGGTAATAGCAGTAACTGTTGAGGTTACCGGGACTGTTACAACTGTTGTGCTGCCGTTTTCAGTTACTACAACTGTATTTTCAACAGCTGTGACATTTACTGTTGTCATGCTGTATAACCCTCAGATACATAAATAATGCCTTCTAGGTAGTATTCTTTAATACCAGATGTGTTTGTTAAAAGTACGTCATAATAGGTTTCATTTGGGAAAGTAGCAGTTTGGGCTACGGTTAGAGCAATGGCAACTGTTCCAGTGCTGCGATTTGTGTAGGTAACAGTGAAGTCAGCGTATTTTGTGGTTCGGGCTTGGTTCCAGGTTTGAGCTGCGACAGTCCAGCCGGTCAAGTTAATGGCTGTGCCAGTGCTGTCTTTGAACTGCAGTGTGATACTGTAGTCCGCCCGGCGCTGCAGGCTGATGTTATATGTGCCGGGTGAGATTGCCATAGTGGCAGTCTAGCCCTTTCCTTGTCCACGCATTGCTTTGCGGCCCCGGCGCCTAGGTCGAGAATGCTGTCCTTGACCTTGACTGGTAGTTTTAGGAGCCCCTGGTTTGTGCTCGATACGAGCTGTACCAATCTTTGATTTAACCGCCATCACACCTCTTCGCCATTGCCAGCAGACTCCACATCACTAGCAGATACAGACTTAATAGGAACAGCAGCATAAGGGTCAGCTGGCCATATAGGGTAATCAGTACCAGTAATGTATGCTGCCAGCTCGGCTGTGTCGGCAGTATTACGAATTGCAACTATTTTGACGCCAGAGGCCGCTCGAATGTCCTCACGCCAAGTCTTGAGTACCGGGTCAGCTGCTTTGCCATTGTCAACTTCGCGGATGATGATCCAATCCGTAGGTGCCAGCAGGGTGTTGGCGGTGATGCGCGTTTGGCCAACCCATTCATCAACGAGTTGGGTGTGGTCTTTGGGTTTGTTGGGCCCCCAATAAAAACGCTGGTCGTACCAAGGCGGTTCTGGCAACGGTCCCAGAATGCCTCGCTGTTTACGATCCTCTGGCGTTGATAACAGAAGCCAGTTGCTGGGATATTGAATCCCGGCAAGCGTGAATGCCATGCTGTCTGAAACAGTGCGTCCGTCTGGCAGTTCGTAGGAGGCCATAGGTGGGAGAGTTGGTTAGTTAGGCTGCGCTCTAGCGTATTTGAACGCATCGCCTGCAGTTGTGATGCTGTAGCTGTAAGAGCTAGTGTTTTGATTGTAGGTGGTACTTGTAGTGCGAATCTTAAAGCCGTTGCTCAATTTATCGGCGTGGGTACCGAATGTCACGGCATTGCCTCCTACCGTCATTGCAGTTGGTACGCCATTCAGGAATACAAATGGTCCATCGGCACTTCCATTTCCGGTGTAGGTACCGCTGGTGGTAATTGTAGTGCTTGGCAGGTTTGTTGAGCAAAGCACCTTAAACCCACTTGGAACTGTGTAAGCAAAGGTACGTTGTCCAAAATTACAAACGACGGAATTGAATGAAGAGTAAATGGAAACAGCAAAAAATAACTCTCCAGATGTAGCCACAGAGGAACTCGTGGCATTTGTTCCAGCTGCTGGGTTTCCTGAACTTACCCACGTGCCATTTTTGCCAAGCCAAGCTTTACCGGTTGCACGATCAACGGCAATCTGCATGATGTCATTGGCAGCGTATGTTGCACCTCCACTTGCCGAGGATCCATTGGTCCAAATGTTTGAATTGCATTGAAATCCAATCGAATTGCTACCTCCACCAACATAGGTGGAGAGACTTAAGGTGGATGGGGCAAATCCGATGATAGTGTTTTCTGTGACATTCAAGGCAGAAATGGTAAACTCTGCATACCATTTATCAGATGTTGGTATTGAAAATGTACTTCGCGTATGCCTCCAATTTGACGTGCTTCCACTGATGGTTAAGTTACCGTTAGTTAGTGAATGACCACTGTTTGAATCAATTGGATTTAACGTGCAGTAATTGCCACGCACTTCACCCCCTATCCCGGTGCTTGTGCCGTAGTTGGTGGGGCTATCGACAAGGGAATCATTCCCTGTACCAGCGGTGATGCTTAGGTTGTTTGTGACCCAATAATTGCCATTACCACTAGTGTCTTTACCAATACCAACATTGGAGCTAGTTGTCAGGCTGCTGTTATCTGCCAGGTCTAAGTGAAACCCATTTGTTCCGTAACTACCAGTAAATGCTTTAGGTATAAGCTGACCAGTAGTACCATCAGTAGTGGTAAAACTTGATGGTGTCAATGCTTGCCCATCAATAAAATAAATATCAGCTAAATAACCGTCAAAATATTGACTAGTATAGTCACCAGCTCTTCCAATACTATGAGAATCTGCACCGTTGATCAGATAGTCTGTATTTAGTGACCAGGTATTATTGGTCAATGTTTGCTGCGTACCATTAACATAAATCTTTAATCTGTCAGCCTGTACTGATTGTGTGGTATCAAATGCAACTACTACGTGCATCCAGGCAGAGTAGTCTCTAAAAACAGCACTTGTGTAAGTATCGTTTGAATAAGAACCACTAGGTGCATATTTAACACGAATGGTATCGTTTCCAAAATCAATCACATGGCCAATCGTGCCATCAACATTAAATCGGCCAAACAAGAACATAAAGCTTCCAGATGGACTTATTCTTTTGATCCATCCTGCCCAGGTCCAGGTTTTTCTATTTCCTGATGAAAAAGTTCGATTGAGGTATGAACTATCCGCACTTGAGAAACGCAGTGAGCGTTCGATTTTGTAAGCAGTGTCACCAGCGCCTACACTTTTAAGCAGCAAGGCATTTGCGTTTCCAGGAACTCCCATGACTTAGCTCAAGTTAGTGATAAGGGTGGTCGTAATTTGTGTTGTTGATTGGACTGAATACACTAGGCAATCACGGGCGCCAGCTGCGGTACTGAGTGTAGGCACCGTTCCGCCTGTAAAGTCCCAATAACTGCCGTAAGACAAGACTCGGCTACCTGTTCCGTCTTGCGTAATCCAAATACATCCACTGGCTCCAGCTATCAAATTTGTCGGGTTAGCAAGTGTTCTTGACCCACCCAATGTAACGCTGAAATTGTTGGCCAGACTGAAATCAGGTGTGATGGTAGCGCCATCGGTTAATGCAGAAATTGCACCACGTTGTTGAGCAGTAAACGTTTGAGCAGTTGCAAGAGCCGCAAAACTAGCCCAACTTAAAGTTCCAGAGCCGTTGGTGCTAAGTGCTTGCGATGAGCTGCCATCAGCACTTGGTAAAGTCCAAGTGACATTAGTGCTAACCGTGGCAGGCGCTTGCAATGCTACCCAGTTGCTGCTATCTGAGTCTGCAAAACGTAAATCGGACTGAGCATTAAGCGTAATGTCGCCAGTGAATACAGCTCCACTTAGGGCTGCTAGGCCCAAATTGGCAACGGTTACATCGCCAATCGTGATCCAGCCGCTATTGGCCCCGTTGCGTAGTTTCAGCAGGGGGTTTGGACTGACACTGGTGTCAATCCATAGCTGGTAAGCGTACGTTGTTGTTGGCGCTGTACTGCCTGAGTTTTGGCTGACTACAGCCGCCAAGACGGTATTTAATTCGGCGCGAAAGTTGGCGCCTGATTGGTTGGCTAGTGAGTAATCCGTAGCCTGTGCCATTAGGTGATCTCCCTGCCGTGGCCGACAGCCTGGTAATCAAAGGTCTTACTGACTATCGTACCGCTACTATTGCGGAAAGTCACTGTAAACCCTGAACGGCTGGCACTACTGATCGTAAAGTAGTCACCTGTACTCATGTCTTGAGCTGTGATTCCAATGCTGGGTGTTCCGTAAAACTTGGTCGGGAAGGTCACGACATACGATCCGGCGCCACTGGTCAAATTGCGTTGTTGTTCTGTGCGTCGCTCAAAATGCGTTTCTACGCCAAGTTCTTCGATGACAACGTTTTGAGCAGGGTTGTTGCTGGTGGCAATTACTTTGAACTGGAAACCACGTCCGCGATGTGAGTTATTGACAAAGGGTTGCCAGTCTTTCCACACTGGAGAGCCGCTTGGATTATCAGCCGTTGTGCGAACGTACATATCACAGTTGGCAGCGCCCAAATCGTCACCATCAATATCATTCCAGAGGTCGATATCACCCAGCCGTTCATCCCATGTATTCCCTGGCTCATAAGCGCGAGTTTTGAGAATGCGCTGCAAACCAAGATCGTAGACTCCGCCCAGATCCAATGTTTCATAAAAGACATAATTGCCTTCACTTACTGCGCCACCAATGTAATCAATAACGCCTAATGCATCCCAATTTCCATCTGTTGCCATATCATCAATCAACACATCAGCCGACAAAACTAAACCGATTTCTGTGTCGTTGTAATAGAGGTTTGTCCCAGTGCCGTTAAATGGTGGACTATTGTCTTCTTCACGGTATTGCTGTACCAGCAGCAAATCTTGTGGGGCTGGAAGGTCAACAATGACCGTAGCAACACCAGCAGATTCATTGCCTAACGAGTCAACAGCACGAATAAAATAGGTGCCTTCAAGTAAAGGGACAATTTTTCTAGTGCTGCTACCAGCAACAGCTGGTGTGATGTCGTTTGCTTGTCCCCAAGTTGCTGTGCCATCTACAAGGGGCGAGTGTCGAATACGAATTTTGCCGCCAATCCGAACGTCAATATCAACGGACTGCGGCCAGTACAGTTCTGCTGTGTGTTCGTCGATAGGTGCAATAAATAAATCTGGAATTGTAACTGGCGGAGCGGTTTTGCCTAGGGCATTAAAGGTGCTTGAAGCTGGTGTTGAACGTTTACTGTTGATAGCACCGATAGCAACTACTTGTATTTCATAAGTACCAACGTCACTATTTTGAATTTCGGCGTCAATAGATCGTGTAGTGCGGGTTGTCCAGTTTCCGTTGTTATAGCGGTACCGCAACTCATACGTCAGCGCACGGTCTGCAGCACGCCAGGTAACAATCAATTTTGAAAGCACTTGCCCATTGCTTTCGTACAAGACTTCACTTACAGCAAGATTGCTGGGTGCTACTGGTGGCTCGTTTAGATCTGAAACGTCACGGATAAACAGCGGAACATCACGCTCCACATAGTTATATTTACTGGGGTTGTATGCAACAGCAGTGATTCTGTAAATATCTTGATCTTCGACGACGCTTAAGACACGCCAAGTGGACATACCAAGTTGAGGTGTCCCGATTGTCCATGGCGCACCAGCAATAGGTGCTGCAGGAAGTGTGCCACCAAGACTTACTGTGTTGCCTACAAGGGTTGAATTTGCAATACCAGTCATTTGACCAGTGGGCAAAATCACATTGAACGTAAAACTAGATGGTGGACCACTAGGAAATAACACCACATCACTACGATCTAGCTTGACACTTGTAGTGGTAGATCCATCAATGCAACGGCCAGATCGAGACACACCCGCACGAACTGGATCAGCTACTTTTATTGGATCTCCAGGGCGGACACATATACCGGCGGTAATACTGGTGGCAAAACTAACAATTTCGGTTTCATTCTGTTCGGTATAAAGTAACCATTCTCCAATTCTTCGAGCTTGACCTTGACTGGTGCAAGCAAAAGCACTGATTTCTGTTTTTACAATGCCAAATTTATTGATGCTAGTTTTATCTTCTACAACCTCGTAGGCAAGGTCGCGTAACTCCATGTCAAAATACTGGACAACAACAACTGTATGTCGAGTTTTCAAACCGCTGGAACTATAACTAAAACCTTCTTCGGTAACGTTGGTTTGATTAAAAAAGTACTGATAATCTTGAGGGCGATCTTGTGAGATTTCAAGTGTTCCAGCCGACCAGAACGGCATGGCGCGAAATACTGAACAAAGATTGTTTATGAGTTCAAACGCTTCCTGCTGAGTCTGGATGACCACATTGCATGAAAAACGTGGTTCTTGTCCGCCTTTACCGTCAGGAACAAGTTCTGAACAATACTGACTTGCCAGTAAAAAACTCCATTTATCCAGTTGATTGCCATCAATATGGTCGCCTAATCCAAAACGTTTATTTGTTAGCAAGTCCCATAATATCCATGCGGGGTCGGTGGTCCACTGCGCTGCAGCAAATGTACCATTCCATGTTCCGGCATAAATTAAACGCCCGTTATCCGAATCGACAGTTGCATTGTTTGGAATGCTTATCTTTACACCACGAATGCGATAACTGCGGTCTGGGATGTTACTGAATTGTTCAGCATTGATTTTAAGCGCTAGTAATGCTGTGTTGGGGTAGGTTGTTTTAGCGCTAATTCTTTCGGTGTAGTCGTACCAATAAAAGTCACTGTTTTCAGTGGTGGTTCCCGAAACTGGGGCGTCGGGAGAGATGCGAACGACTCGAATATCAACAGGCGGTGGTGCTGTGAGGGCTACCAGATGGACGCGTTGATAAAGGTCAGCAGTACGACCAACAATTTCACTGCTTACAACAGTTGTAAATGGTCCGCCGCTATATGAGGCACGAATTTCATATTGAATTTTTGCGCCTTCTACATCGCCATTTGATTTGAAAATTTGTAGAGCAGGGGTGCCAATAGTTACGCGAACATTACTTACATTTGGATTTGTGATAGAACGTGTTACTGGTGATGTATTAGTTACTTTGGTTGAAACTTGAAATATTTGCTGGTTTGCAGCACCAACATTTGTGGTATAGGTTTGGTTTTGTGTACCTGTACGAAACTCAAAAACAGCACCAGTGAGATCAAAGTTAAAATCAGAAGTTTGAGGATTGCTGTCGCTTGCACCTTTGCGTAATACAGGTGTTTTGTTAAAGTAAACATCTTTGAGCAGTGCATTATTATATGTAGTGGTTCCAGGTGAATAAGTGCGTGCGGAGGGGAAACCTGCTATTTCTCCTTCACTCAACATGTCAATAATTCTTGCAACCTGGCGCGAATCAAGATTGTCTTTAGTTACATTGGCGCCGCCGCCACTGCCACCACTTTGGCCTTTGCCGCCACCGCCGCCTCCACCAGAACCAGCAATTAGTTTTTCGTCCATTAGCTGGCTACCTCTTCTGTGTTAATGCCTGCAGAAATTACAACACTACCAGTAAAAACTTCGCCATAAATTACGGGAACTGGAACGCCTTGTCTGCTTACGTTCTGAATCCCAGAAAAGCTATACGATTTACGTGGATCGTTGGTGCCATCGTCGCCACTTGAGATTCGTTGCGTTGGCGTCAATAGTTGAGAAACACCACCTAAAACTAAAGCTGCACCGATTGAACCAATTGCCATGGACGCTGACGCGCCAAGTGTAAAAGAACCGGCAAGAGCATTAGTTCCTAGCCCCAGGAAACCACCACCTACAGGAGCGAGCAAGATTGCTGCTGCGATCAAAGCTACGCCACCCAGGATCTTTCCTGCTGCGCCAGCACCAGCGACAACGGGCACAATCCTGATGGTTTCAAATGATGCACTTGGATAATGCAACTGCTCTGGATGATCGCCAATGTCTAACTCGTTACGGCCAACGGTGACCTTGTAGTCACCATCGGTCATGACGTTGCGAAGACTGGGGAAATTAGCCAGTAGAAAACGAATGGCTTCAGCTGGTGTCTTGACCGATGCCTTAAAGCTGCGTTGCTGAAGGTGCTTGGCAAGTTTGCCGTAAACCTTGATGACCTTAAGCATTACTCAGCACCTGCTCTCGTGTCTGATAATCAAACCTGTGCTCTTCTGATAATAGCCGCCCCAAACGTCACGACTGCTTAAGCGGCCGCGTAAATGGTGCAAGATCATTTGGTCTCCAACGTAGACAGCCATATGATTCAAGCCAGGAGATCCATCAAGCTGCATCAAAATTCCATCGCCGTATTCGGGCTGTTCCAAGCCAAGGTCAACAAAACCTGTTTTTTGAAAGCAGTCTGCAAACATTGGAGCTTCATGAAAATCCAGCATGGACATTGGTCGTGTCCAGTCTTTTAAATCAATGTCCCATGTTTCCTTGTACCAATCGCGTACTAATGTCCAGCAATCCGACACGCCCCAAACCCACTCTCTTCCAATTAAGGAAGCCTTGTACCCAGTAGGGCTAAATTCACACCACATTTCGGTGCCAGGATTGCAGATGTGCCATTTCAAGCCGGATTTTTCACATGCCATCAAATCGGCTTGGCTTGGTTGCGCTGGTGATTTTGGGTGGCTGTGAAAGACTGCAACTATTTCGCCAGCGTCTTCTGCTTTTGCGTAGTCTTGTGGATCCAATACAAAAAAGTCCTGCTCAGGAGCAAGGTTTTTACATGGCCAATAACGTTCCCGCCCTTTGATGACCACGACCAAACCACATGCCTCACGCGGTGCCTCGGCCAGTGCATGTTCCAGAGCTTTAATTTTCCAGTAAGTCATCCGTAGAACGTACCAACACTGGGGAATGATCCAAATGGTAGTTCAGCAAATTCACCAAAACGCTTTTTGCAACTGCTGATACGTTTTCCACATACGTCTTGGGCAGCATTGACAGTGCCAGACTGTACCAGTGGTTCCGATGCGTTGCTATAACCAGATGACCACAAAGGGACATTGGAACTGGTGTACACAATCAAAGTTCCAGAAGTGTTCAAACTCAGGTAATTGTTTGTATTGCCTGTGACACTTGTAACTTGGTAATTGGCCCCGGCCTCGTACAAAGTGCCAACCTTAGGATTGTTGTACTTAAATGGATTATTTGATGAGAGCGTTTTGAATAAACTAACTACCTCGTTACTATACCAAGTGCCAGTACTAGAGATGATGCTAACGCTTGAGATCTCGTTCCAGCCATAGGTTTCACCGCTGTAATGGGGACCAGTTGAGTTCAGGATGCCAGCTACAAATACAAATTGGACAGTTATGGATCTTCCACTAACTGTGAACGTTTCAGTTTGCGTGTTGGTTTGCCCTGATGCAGTAGGGGAAAAGCCTACGCATTCCCAGCCAAACCCACTTGCACGCCCTTGACCAGCATCACTTGGATACCAGCCAAGAAAGCTAATACCAGTCGGTGCGGCCCTGCCACTTGTGTTTGATGTCCAAATGGCGTTAGTTACCGTTAGGTCTCCGCTGTAGAGCACTAGATTTCCATCTGACTGCATTAGCAACCGATAGTAGCCATCGCCACGCACAGTATTAGTAGACCATACGGGCGTGTTGGCCTTGTTGTAAGTAACAAAATTACCGTCAGATTGAAGGATGGCTCGATACCAGCCATTGGACGAGACGATTGCATCACCTTCATTTAGAACTTGATTTGTGACTACTTGAGAGCCAAAGCCCGTGGTATTGAAGTTTGTTGCCGGTACTGCGCCAATGGCATTGTCGTATTCATCAAAATAATTTGATCCTGTGTAACCACACTCTGCACTGCGATATTTCCATTGGCAAATGTTGGCAATTACTTGCCGTTTGGGTGCTCTTACACCAGCCAAATCAAATATGGCCGCCAATTCAAACTCAACAATTTCCCTGTTTTCAAGTGATTTGCGATCTATGTAATAAATTTCGCGGGGCATCTCTTCGTTGGCTGGTATGCCATATGGATTGATTCCGCCTTCAAAATTTACTGGATCTAGAAACCGGCTTAGCGTGCGGATCCTAATAAACTTAGCGCCGGTTAAATCATTGCCTGGAGTAATTTCATTGACACCAAGTAATAGTGCTGAAATACTGCCGAGCAAATTTGATACGCGTACTTTGGGTCTAGGTAACTGGCCATTGCCCATATATTCAAAGCCTTCGACTTCAATCGGTAATGCCTGATAAGGATTTCCTTGCCAGTAAACGTCGCCACTGGTTGATGTCTGATTTACACCAGCATGAAATCGAATAATTTCACTGCTGCCGTGCAGCGTTGCATCAAGATGCAGTTCAAATAGTTCGATGATTGCGTAAGGGTTAGAGCTAAGAAGCTCTTGGAACATTTCACTCATGATTCAAATACCTGAGTAAATGTTGCTGTTATGGTGGCGCGATTTAGGTAGGGAATTGCTTTGTTCCATTGCTGGCAGATCCATTTAGCAGCACTTTCGCCACCGGGTGGAGTCCAGTCAAACGATTCAGCACCACCACGGGCGTCGAGGAATGTTTCGATCGTGTCTGCGTCAGTTTCTGACACTTCCCAGGTAAGGGACCAGCTTTTAGGGTTGGTGTTTAAGCCGAAACGTATTCTTTGGCTGTAACCATCACCGAACTGTGTAGTGCGGACACGTGGCTGACTTGTTTTTTGAGCACCGTAAGTTGGTGCGATGCTAGGGAAAGTAGCCATTACAGATCCAGTGTGATGGTGCCGTTTGTAACGAAGTCACAACTCATTTTAGATATGTCCTCTACTGAAGCACTGTAAGAGGCTTTTGTGATGATGCCATTGAAAACAATACGTTTTGTGTCAGTTTCTGATAGGTACAGCTCAAACAGAGCTTGGCCAGCGTCGGAAGATGTATTGACAGCTTCGATAAATGAGTTGTTGTCACCGGTGTAGATCAAATTGACAGTTCCAGAGCCTGAGATGAGACCTCCGCATTTTTTGGAGTATGTGTCATTGATTTGGGTAGTTTCATAGATTTGTTTTTCCACTGAGATAGTCCACTCAGTGACCTTGACGATGGTCGCTGCAGTGCCTCCAGTGCTGTTGAATTTTACGGAGCCTTGGTAGCCGTAGTAGTAAGCCATTAGCGTCGAGTTCCAGCCAGGAGGCCACCTGGACGTTGTTGTTTTATCAATTCTGCCTGAACTGCAGCAGAAACGACAAGTCCCAGCTGTTTGCCTTGGGCTTGGTCGCCTTGGATGTTGGAGTTGCCGCTGGCATCGACGTTGACAACGACGTTGGTGGTGCCAGCGCTGAGAGCGTTATTGGGGATGATAGTACCGCTGCTGCGAGGCAGGAACAGTTCTGGGCCTTTCTCGCCTACCATGTAGGGCATTCCAGCGGATACGGGACCGCCAGCAGCTCGTCCTGCAAGATTGAAACTATTACCCGGATTAAATCCGGCCATACCAACACCATTAAGTGAACCCATATCAAATCCAGCTCCACCAGAGCCCGCTAGTCCACCGCCGGGGAAAATTCGAAGTATGGAGTTGAGGATTGTCATCTCAATCCATTTGGCAATAATTTTTGCTGCCATATCTAAGAAAGAACTGGCAACACTTTGGAAAAAGCTAGCCAGTGCTTGCTGAGCAGTCATAGTACCGTCAACAATACCTTTGAAAGATGTGCCAAAGGCATCACCTATGCTTGAAGCGATAGGGCCGTATTGTTCTGTTACTTGATTAACTCGTAGTTGCTGTTGCTCCAGTGCAGTAAGAGTTTCTATACGGTTAAGTTCAATGGCATTTAGATCTGTCTGCTGTGCAATAGCAGTTTGCATTGCAGTGGCAGCATCTCCTTCTAATTTTGGTAGTTGCTGTTGCATACGCGCAACTAACTGCATTTGAAGATCAAGTTCAGAACGTCGAGCAGCTTGTTGTGCTGCTAATTCTTGCTGAGCAAAGCCAAAACCTGTTCCACCAGTGGATTTTTCTAGATTTTGACGTGCAGTTGCAATGTCTGCCTGTGCTGAAAAACTTGCTTTACGTACTGCACCTTTATTTTGTATAGCTAAAATATCTTTAGTGTACTTGAGCTCAATAGCTCTATTGTAGTTTAAGGTATTTTGATAGTTGGCCTGATCGCTAAGTAATCTTGCTTTTTCTTGATAAAGTCTGATTACAACAGCTTCTTCTCCGGGAGTTTTTGCTGCGGCTAATGCAGCCTCCTCTTCTTTTTGAAGAATTGCATTACGAACATCTAATTCTTTTTGTGCATTAGCAATACGGTCTTTTAGTACAGCGTATTCTCCTCTTGCTAAAGTATCTAGATCATATTGAACATTAACTCTTTCAAGTCCAGTTTGAAGAATTTCTTTTTGGGTATTTGCAATGGCTTTCTGTACTCTATCTTGCTCAGTTGCTGCAGCTTTTGCAGCACGAAGAGCTGCTTGCTGAGCCTGATAAGCAAGGTTTTGTTGCTCCAGGTTTTTTCTGACTTGTGTTTCTTCAATAGCTTGGTTGCGCTTGACGTTAAGCAGCCGAATAGCTTGTTCAACTTGTGCTTTATTAGCTTCAGTAATTTTTTCATTTTGTTTTCTAATTTCTTCATCGTATTGTGCGTTGATTCTTATGATATTTTGACGTTCTGTAAGTACAGAGTTATATTCTTTATCAGCTGCAGTATTGGGTGAACGTTTTTGTTTTTCGATATTTAAAATTTCACGATTTAGAAGAACTTGAGAATTCAGGTCAGAAAGTATAGGCTGGTACTCAGCACGAGCGTTTTGAATTTCCTGGTTGTTAGATTTTAAAATATCATTTATAGCTTTTAGTGCTTGTTGTCCTGCGGTTAATGTAACTACCCACTCGCCTACAGCTTTAATTCCTGCAGCAAGGAGACTTAGAAGTGTATTAAATCCTTTTAGAATTAGATTTACAGTATTTAAAACTGCAGCTAAAGCAGCGGCTAGAGGCGCTCCAATAATACCTACTGTTACACCAATGCTGGCTGTAAAATCAGTCCAGGCAGATGTGAGCAGATTTACAGCATCAGAAATACCGACGATTGTCCCTGGCACAGCGCCAGTGATATTAAGTATCTCTCCTTCTACTACTTTCCTAGCTTGTGTAGCATCGCCAACTTGACGCAGTAACTGCACTTGTGTTTGAAGTTCTGCAGTTAAGCGAATGCCACTTGATTCTAAAGTTTTAAAATCTAATTGCTGAATAGCAGTGCCTAATGCAGCTACTTTAGTTACTGTCTGATCAATGATGGCGCCTAAAGCACCGCCAAGGATTTGACCACCAAAACCACTACCTACGAACGATCCAAGAACTGAACCAGCTACTGAACCAGGGCCTCCTCCAAACAAAAGCGGAAAGCCTGCACCCAGAGCAAGATTTTCGCCAAATTTACCTACTTGTTTTTGCGTACCTTGAAAACCTGGCGACTGCAGCGGTCCGGATACAGGAAAACCTCCAGCTGGAACAACTCCTGAAGGCCTTGCAGGCCCTATAGGCTGTTTAAACCTCGTAGTCTCAAAAACTCCAGCTGCGGTTAATTTTTGTACTCTTGCTTCTTCTTCTAAAAGTTTAATTCTATCTGCAATAGCTTTATTTACTTTGTACTCTGCTTCATTTCGATCCCCCAATGCACGTACATACGTATCTATAGCATCTGCAGCATCTTTAGTTCCTAATTCAACTTTATTTAAATTATCAACAGCTATTTTTAATGATATGTTATAGTTAGCAAGACTTTGAATAGGCGCATTAAAAGTATTAGCAAGATCATTTAGTCTTACTATGCCTTCATTTAAATTAGTTATTGTATTGCGAAGATCTCTGAGCTTTTCTGTGCCCCTTACGCCTATTTCGATTTCGGCTCTGTAAGCCACGGCGCCGCTACTACCTGGTACCTTAGTGTACCCAATAAAAAGCCGCCGTGGTTAGCGGCGGCGTTTTGCATCTTGGATGGCCTTTTCCTGGTCCTCATTGAGGATGACGAAATAGGCGCTCCAGCCGAGGAGTTCTTCGGCGGTCATTGTGGACCGAACTTGGGAAAGGGTTAGGCCCAGCTCTTTGGCGACGCCAAATTGGAGCATGAGCCAGCTGTCCTTGCGGAGTTCGGTACTCAGGATTTTGGGTCGATTGGCTCGCTGTCGTCAGTCAAGATTGCCAGCATCAGGGACTGGAGGTCTTTGTCCTTGACTTCGTTTTTAAGAACGTCGATTTCGCCAGTGCTGAAGAGTTTGCTGCCGTTTTCGTCGCAGGCTTTTTGGATTAGAAGCTGGAGTGCAAAGGCGTTGGCGTCGTCGGATTTGGCGTTTTTCTGGGCGCGTTCACGTTCGGCCATCGTCAAGGGTGCCACCCACATTTCAAACGTGCTGCCATCGCTGAGTTCCACCAGCTTTTTGGCGGGTTCGAGGTTGGCGGCTTTACGCAGCCGATCAATCGCACGCACGGGAATAGAAGAAGCCATGAACCTTTTGAGGTATGGCTTTACTGTAGCGCAGTAGTCATGAAAAAGCCCCAGCTGGAAGGCCGGGGCTCGGTGGTGATAACCGGGAAGTTATCAGGCAGTAGTCAAGAAGTCGAAGGTGGGAGTGGATGCGGGACGGAAGTTGATCGCAATGGTCTGAGCGTTGTCTGGATCCACCGAGATCGAGGCGCTGGTCAGAATGGCGTCCATGGCGATCGAGCGGGATTTGGTGTCGTCCACGCTGCCACTGCTGATGATGCGGTTGGTGTACAGCTTGAAGGCTGCGCCACCTTGCAGACGTTGCAGCACGTCTTCGATCATGCGGTTAGAGACCGCAAAGTCATCGTCGGACATATACACCGTGCAGGAACCAGTGCCATCGCCAAAGCCAGCAATGTAGTTCTTGAAGGGAACATACTGACCAGGAGTTTGACCGATGGTGGTGACGTCGATTTCAGCGCGGCTGATGTCGAAACTCCAGTCGCGGACTTGACCAACAACCACATAGTCGGCGTAAGCGACTTGGAATTTGTTGGGGCTGACGGCGGTGCCTTGGGTGGTGATCGTGATGACCGAGCCGCCGAGGGTGGCGGAAACAGTCAGAACGCCGGTGGCAGCGACGTAGCCAATGACGTAGTAGGTGGTGCCAGCTGTAATGCCGGAAGGCAGTGTGCCGGTAGCGGTGCCGCCAGCTTGGTTGACGACGCTGAATTTGACGGGATCGCCTACTTTGAAGTTGTAGTAGGAGCCAACGTTCAACAGAGCGCCAGCGGTCGTGACGTCGGAGGGGCTGAAGGTGGAGGTGGTGCCTGCAGGTTTGTAGTACAGGGCGCCGGACGTGCCGGTAAGAACGGTGGTGGCCATAGGACGTACCTAAAGAATGAGCAGTGGGGCGGGCACTGCCCGGCTTCTACTAGGTTAGCGCGATTGCAACCTAAGTTAAAACCGTGGCAATGAAGGATGTATCAATACGCCCCATGAAAAGAGGCGTGTCTTCTGTAGCTGAAAATGTTGGGCCGTTTAGTGATCCAACGCGGATAAATACGCCTGTAGATGGCTTACCGGCATTATTGATTGTTTCGAGTACGTTTACTGCGGTGTTTAGGAGCGTTTGATTGCGGGCGGGGCCTTTGCCTTTTTCGGTGAAGACACGGATGATGATGGCGCCACGAGCGTTGTCTAGTGTGGTAGTTAGCGTCGGATCTGTGGTTAGACCAAAAGTGACGTTTACGCGGACGTATTCAGTGGTTGTATTTGCTGGTGCAGCTGTAATGTTGTCGAAATAGACCGGTACTGCTGGCGCCAGAGCACCAAATGCCGTTAGAAGTGGGTTTTCGATGGCAGCGCGGATGGTTTGGTAGTTCATCCGAATCTCCTTTGAAAAGCTGAATCCATTTCGATTTTTACAGCTCTATCTAGCTTAGAGCTTGCGTAGTCAGCAAACCAATCTAGTGGTGCTGTGCGGCTAGAGCTAGATCCCTCAGTTCCACCACCTGTTTCACCACGAGTGCTCACTTCTTTACGAGGGCCGTCATCTTTCAATTTACTTTGGCCTAATGAAGTCGTAGGTTTAGCTGTTTTACGACGTGCGTAGTATTGCCGACTATGTTGAATTGCATCTATAGCCTCAAGAGCATGAGGAGCAAAATTTGTAACGGTAAGAAGAGGATCCTTAAAAATTTGTGCTGCAGTAGCTTCCCGTCCAGTTACAACTGGAGCTTTAATTGATTGTGGTTCTCCAGGTGCTCCGGTACCTTTGGATGTTGAAGAAGTAGTGCTTATTTGCCATGAATTAGAAAATTCGCCGCTCCAGCTGGGCCCCGCCTGCTGCAGTTCTCGTACGATTCTTTCTGCGGATGCACGTTGACCATTAGCGATAGTGGTGCCAATAACTTTGTCTACATCAACAAGGTTGCGACCCAGAGAATCAACAAAACCCTTAAAGCCTCTGTTAGCCATTATTGGGGCCTCGCGATGAGGGTGTGGAGAATGGGCGATTCTCCTCGGTAGCTGGTAATGGCAATGATTTTCGCCTCGCGGGTTGCTCCATCCTGGAGGTATTGGATGCGGTCTTGTTCGCTGGGGTAGTAACTGCCTAGTTCGGTGTTGCCGATGATGACTTTGAGGTCGGTGGCTTGATACAAACCTTCATATTCGCGGGGATTGACGCGGCTGATGACGGCTTTGATGGTTACAGACGTGTCATATCCAGACACAACTCCGGTATCGGGGTTGTAGGTGCGGGATTGGCTGGTTTTGAGGTACGTGATGTCGTGGCCCCATTTGGCGAGGATGGGGGCGGGGATGCCAGCAAAAGTGGTATCTACCTGGGACATATCAGCCTCTCACCAGTGGGACTTGGAAGTTGCTGGAGCCGCCTTGGCAGTAGGGACCGAGGTAAGCCTGGAGCCAGGGATATACGTCGAATACGTTGTTGATGGTGCCGGTGGATTGGCTGCTTTTGTTGTATTTGACTTTGAGGTCGCCGAGTTCGACTTGCTCGTAGAGGCCGGTTCCAGTGCTGTTGGTGATGGCGCTGGTGTCGTTGGCGAGGGCGCGGGCCAGCTCGAAGGTGGCGGCTTTGATGGCGCTGGGGATCAGCGTGCAGGCCAGCTCGATGCCGTCCACGGTGTAGTTGTCGCGGGGCCAGCGCAGGGCTTGGGTGGTTCCGCAGCGGTCGCCGTAGTAGCTGAGGCCATCGAGCCAGCGGGTGGCGGAAATCAAGGCGCGGTTTTTCTGGTCGTCAGTTTTGTTAGTCCAGGTGCTGGATTCGGGTACTGTCTCGAAGTACGTGTTGGCCTCGGCCAGCGTCACGTAGCTGTTAGAGGAGGCCCCAGCAAGAGTGGCGTCGATTACTGCGGCCACGGACTACATAAAGACTTTGCTTAAGTGTAGCGGCGAACTCTACGGGATCTGCGTTTTTTCGGGGGTTCCAGCAGGCTGGCGTGGTAAATCTCGATGCCTTCCATTTCAAGGTCGGCGGCAACTTCAAAATGTTTGCCGTATGGGACGTCTACGTGCCAGCGGTTGGTATCCTGTAGTAGAAAAAGCCTTACCAAGTTCATGGCTATCAAAAAAGTTACTGATGAAGCTGCTGCAAAGGTAGCGCCAGGATTGGATTTCTCGAAGGTGCGGGAATGGGGGGATGTGACTCCTGAGATTCAAAAACTGAAGGAAGCTGGACTAACCGTTCCTGAGATTGCGGATCAATTGCAAGTGAACTACGTGCTGGTCAATCAGTGCGTGCTCCAGTCGTACAAGATGCTGATTGATTCGGTGCAGGTGTTTAAGGGGCAGGAGGAGAAGAGGCTTAATCCTGACGGGTAGGCAAAGAAAAAGGCCCCCACTGGGGGCCTCTTTTTTGTGGGTAAAACCCAGATCAATACACGGTGGCATCGAAGGGGGTGTTGACCAGCAGGCGGGTGATGGGCACCATTTTGGTGGTGCCGTACACCAGGTTCCAGCTGGCGGTGGCGGCCAGGTTGCCGCTGGTGGAGGCGTTGGTGGGGTTGTCGCCGTTGGCGGCCCACTTGGTGCCAGCAACGTGGTAACCGTAGTGGTAATCCACAGCGATCACGTCCTGCATCGACAGGATGTTACGGTCGGCAGCCAGGCGCAGATCCTGCTGCACGCCCTCGGAGATCACACCCGACTTGAAGAGGTACACGGGGTACTTCACCAGGTGGGTAGCGGTGCCACCAGTCAAGTAGGTCAGCTGGTCGTCCACCACAACGCGGAGGCCGCAGAAGTAAGCGACTTCAACGTTGGTGTTGCCAACACCGCCGCCGCCCCAGGTGATGCTGCCGGCGGCAGCCAGGGAGGAGGTGGAGAAGGTCAGCTGGCCGACCTGCATCAGGTACGAGTACACATTGCTGTGCATCGCGATGGTGTCGAGGTCGTAGCCGCGCTCACCCAGCAGGTTGCGGGCGGCGATCACGTTGGCAGCCGAGATGTAGTTGGACTCGGATGCGGTCGTGGTGCCGGTTTTGTTGGTTTGGTTGGCACCCAGCACACCAGCGCCGCTGATGCCGCCGAACAGACCAGCCAGTTGGGCCAGCAGGGTGGCGGTCTTCAGTTTGTTGATGGCGGCGGTCAGCTGGTTGCGGACGTGACCCAGGGGGTCGGCGCCAGAACCGAGCTGGGACAGATCATCGGCAGCGTAGGCAAAGCCACGGTGCAGGATGGTCATGATCTGTTGGTCAGCCGTGGTCTTCTGGGGGGTCAGATAACCAGCGGTTGAGGTGCCCCAGTTGGAGGCAGAGGTGATTACCTCTTCGGTGGGGGCGATGGGGTCGAAGAAGGGGACTTGGACGCGGGTGCCGCCAGCGCGGGCATCCAGGGCAGCGTTACGAGAGACGATGCCGGATTGGATCCACTTGGACTGGTTGAAGATGCCTTCAGAGGTGTACTGAAGGAACTCGGGGCGCGTAACCAGATCCGACAGGAAAGTACCGCCGGAATAGTTTTCGAGGTTGGCAGACATTGGATTGCTCCAGTGGGGTTAGTGATGCGGGGTGCCCCACAGGGGCTAGGCGCCAGCCTCGGCTTTGAGGAGGCGGGCCATGTCGGGATCCTTGCCGAGAAGGATCATTTGTTGGGTTACGTTCCAGGAATCCTTGGACCAGGGGTTGTTTTGACCTGGAACGGCGGAGGGGCGGGCACTGCCTGCAACTCCCATGCCCGAGCGGTTGGTGGCCGAAAAGTGATGTTCGTACCCACTGCCCGGATTTTTCAAGTTGGCGATATATTCGCCAACCGGAACTTCGACGCCTCCAGCGACAGCCACGGGCTGTCCATCTTTGGCGCGAAGGTTCTCCTGCAACAAACGATAGAGCTGTTCGGGAGCAACTGCACCAGCGCTGGAAAGTTGGGCGATGGCGGCAGATTTGATTTGTTCCTTGGTGAATCCGCTGCGAATTTCTTCGATCGTGGATTCTTTTTCGGACAGTTGTTGCTTTAGCTCAGCAACAGTTTTTTGAGCTTCTTCCCAGAGCGTTTTGTACTCGCCGGTTTCAGCGAGCTTTTGGGTTTTGGCTTGCTCCTGCGCCACCCGAATTTCTTCGAGTTGGGCTTGGAGGTTTTCCCGTGCCTCTTTGTCCTTGCGACGTTCACCGATCAGTTCGGCATTCTTGGCCTTGAGGGCCTCGATTTGGATCGCAAAGTCAGGTATTTCAGCCACAGGCTGAGACGGGGTTGGCTCCACAGGAGTTACGTCCGTTGCTTGAATTTCGGGCACGGCATTGTGTTACTTGGACAGGACTAGTCTACAACATAAGTACAGTTGGTCTAGCGACTGATCTCTTCCCAGTCCGTAGACGCATGGACATCTGACGATCCAGAACTAGCCGTTAATGCAAGTGTCAGCTCAAAAGGGCTGCTAGTTAGACCGTTTCTTTCAAGTTGAAATTTAAATAGGGCTTCTTTTAGTACATCAATAAATCCTGAACTTTGGTTAGTTGAGGTGAAGTACCCCTGGGCAAGAACACGACCACCTGTTGTTGCAGTGCCGGTCAAGTTGTACTCAACGCTGGAATCTGTTCCGGCGCTAACCCAAGTGCCTCCTGTAGTAGTGGCTGTTGCAACCACACGCCAGCAGTAACTAGCATTACTCACACCTAGAATAGATAGAGCGCTAAGAATTACAATCGCATCAAGGGCAGTTGATTTAAGACGGATAGATATTACTGGGTAAAATGTGCCTGCGGTTGTTAGGGATCGTGGTGCTGTAATTGTGGTGCCGATTGCTTGCTGTAATCCACGCAATTCGTAGCCGCCTTCAGAAATAACTGTGGAACAGACTTGTTTTAGTGTGCTTGCGCTTGCTGTTGTTGCGGTATTTGTAATTTCATACCGCAAAGGCAGTGAAGCTGTAGTGATGTAGGTACTTGTAATTAGGTTTGCGTGGTGAAACGAGTGGCAATGAACAAACTGCCCGTTAATAACAAAGCCGAGGCGGACTGTTCCAAGGCCAAGCCACTCAATATCCATCCATAGGATCTGTGCTTTTGTGATGTCAAGAGTTATGCCCGATGGTCCGGTGCCGTTTAAGGGATCTACATTCCAGTTGTTTTGGGTAATGCGTGTTTCAACTAGAGAGCCACTGGACGAGCTACGTTCGACAAAAGATAGTGATGTGTTATTAAGTTCGATGTACAAACCATTGCTGGCGCCGTAGTAGCCGATGCGTTGCCTAAGGCCTGTTTTGCCTGCGTTCATGACGAACGTTGACATTACAAGCAGAGACTTGCCAGGCTGGTACGAGAAACATTTGGTTGTTTCGCGGATTAGTTCAGAACCTGATGTAGTGGTTACGTTGAGGTTGACTAGACCGGCGTTGGCATCGAATGCTGATGTTGCTCCAGAAGCTGTGGAGGTACTCCAGAGGTTGTTGTCTTTGTAGCGATGGCTGGAATCAAATAGTGTTGTGGGAGCGGCAATACGTAGACGGCCAAAAGCATCGGTCGTACCGTTGCTTATGCCGGTACTGGAAAAATTGCTGGTAGGCAGTGGGGCGTGTACGAGGAGGTCCATCAGTTTGCTTGGGCGTAGGTGGTGATAGAAGGGGTGCCGCCGTTATAGCTGACGAGACGGACACGCACGAATGGGCCGGGCGCTGGCAGTAAATAGCCGTAGGTGCCATTAACAGTGATAACAATGTCGCCGTTAGTGTTTAAGTTGTAGTAATTAACTCCAGTGAGACTGCCTTCGAGGCGGATTGTGATGCTGGTGCCGATTCCGCTTACTTCGAGTTGAAATAAAATGGTGTTGGCTGAATAGCCAATTGCATTTTCACTGACGCCGACAGCAGTGAGGGTGTCGAACGTTAGTGTTTTGTAGCTTTGTAAGTTTTCGTCGGAAGATGGCATGACTTTTTTGTAATCCTAGGAGGCGGGGCTGGTTTCGGGGCCGATTTCGTCGTTGGTGGCCATCTCGGGTGTTTTGGCGGCCTCAAGCAGTTGGGTGGTAGGGAGGTTGGAGAGTTCTTCTTCGATGTTGGTGTCGTCGGGCAGGATTTCGCCACGGCGCAGGATCTCCAGCAGCATGGCGTCGCTGATCTTGCCGGCAGCGTTAAGTTGGCTCAAGACGGCAATGTCTTGGCCGATTAGGCGGTAATAGTCGAAGTCGCGGTCGATATGGATTTCGGGGGGTTCAATGCCCACGTACTGGGCGGCCAAGGCGAATGCTTGGTTGAGGCCACTCTCCAGCTCTTGGCTGACAATGGAAAGGACGGAGTTGGATTGGGCTTGGTCGATGCGCTTGGCCTCGGCAGACTCGGCGACGAACTTTTGGCCGAACAACTTGGTGATGCCGAGCGTGGACATTTGGGACTCCAGTGCTTGGATTTCCTTCATTTGAGCATCAAAACTGGTGGCGTCTGCTTGCACGTAATAGGCCTTGTTGCCTGCTTGCATTGAAATGGCGTAGTTGACGCCCATTGCCACGGGGCCGGTGGTGTCGTCCCAGCCCTCGAGGACGAGGGTGGGCATGGCGGCGATGTGGAGGGCGTGGATTAGGTCGGCTTGGCGTTGGTAGTGGGTGATATTTAGGTTGGCAATGTCCAGCAGTGGGGGCTGGGAGCGCAACATGCCCCGGCGGTTGCTATAGATCGGGACCAGTGGGATTTGGTCGAGGCTATAGCTGCCCGACTCGTAGATATCGACGGTTTCTTGGCCGAGTGTGTACAGGTCGTAGCGGCCTGGGTAGATGACGCGCATTTGCTCCACCTGGTCCTCGCCAAACTCGTTGACGGGGAGGGTGGTGTATTCGTGGATGCGGACTTGGGTGAGTTGGGAGCCAGGCATCGTGGAGGCTTGGCGCCAGCCCCAGATCTGGGGGGCATCGACGTGGATGAAATAGGGGCGGCGGCCTAGGGCGCGTTCTTCGGCCAGTGTGCGAGCGTTGCCGATCGGTGGGTAGTCGACCAGGATGGCGCTATGGCCGAAGGTCAGGCTGCTGACCAGGGTGCGGCGGGCGTACTCGTTCAGGTTGGAGCCGATGCCGTCGATGTTTTCGGCCAGATCCAGCCAATACTGGTCGCCTTCGATATGGATGGGTTTGCGGAGGATGGCGCCAGCAGCGGTTTCGATTAGGCGGCTGGTATAGGGGCTGAGGACGCTGCGGTCGATGCGGGTTTGCCAGGCGGTGTCGTCCTCGCGGGGTTCCTGGGGGAGATAGGTGTCGGCAAGATCGCGGATGTAGTCGGTGCCGTTGGTGACGGCGGCCATGACGTTCCAGTTGGTTGTCATGCCGATCACGTCCAGTGACCGGACGAACGGAGATTCGCTGACTACAGCTTGCGTGAACGGGGTGCTGCCGCTGTAGACCACGGTGTTTACTCCTACATTGCTTCTATTTTGACAGACTAGGGGCTGAGATTTGTACTACCACTTAACTTTATTTGCCCAGTAGGCGGCAGACATTTTGCCCTTGGCGATGTTTGAGGCGTGGCGGGCTTTGAAGGCTTCGCGGCGTTTGCGGTCTGAGGCGGATTCTCCAGTGCGTTTGGGGCTGCCGGAGACGCCCTGTTCGCCGAAACGGATAAGTTTTACTTTGTCGCCCTCTTTTGCAAGGACAACGTGGGATTTTTTGGGGTGATTGGGGGTGCGTTTTGGTTTGTTGTAGCCGTCAAATTTTTCGCCGCGATAGTCAATCATCTTCGTCCTCCACTTCGATTAGCACTTCGATGCCAGCAGCTAGGCGGGACATGAGGCTGGCGAAGTCTTCGGGGTCGTTGGGGGTCATGAAGACGAAGGTGGCCTCGGTCATGCGGGTCTGGGCGTCCACTTCCATGTGGATGCAGCCGCCCTGACAAATCCGGGTTCCCATCACTTTTTGCGCTTTTTGGCGGCAGGTTTTTTCTTGGGCTTGGACAATCCAGCCTCGCTGAGAGCAATGGCGATGGCTTGTTTGCGGGAAGTTACCACGGGGCCTTTTTTGCTGCCAGAGTGGAGTTCGCCTTTGCCGTACTCGCGCATGACTTTGGCGGTCTTTTTCTGCGCTTTGGTAGGTTTTTTGGCCATTTAATTGCTCCAGCTAGTAGACACGATAGCTGGTTTTGCCGATGTTTTCGGGTTTGGCGAGGTTGAAGACTTGGAGGCAGAGGTATCCCAGCGCGTCGAAACTGTGGTCTACGCCTAGGTTTTTGTTGGGGAGGCCGGTGTTTGGGGCGTAGGTCAGGGTGCGGAGGGATTTGATGAGTTCTTTGCAGTTGGGGTGAATGAAGAGGCGGCGGGTTCCAGTGGCGTCGAGGAGGGCAGTGTTGACGCAGGTAATCTTGTCGCGGATTTTCCAGGGGGCGCGGGGGCTGGAAACAGTGAAGCCCGAGCGTTTTAGGATGGTGTGGTCGGTGACGCCGATGCCGCTGGTTTTGCGGGCGCCACCCGTGGGATCGGGGCAGGCGATGATGCGGCGCTCCACGCCGTAGCGGCGTTGGACTTCTTCGCAGAAATCCCAGGTGGTGGCGCCACCTGTCATTACAATTTCGTCGAATACCCAGAGGTCGTTGCCTTTTTTGACGGCGCAGACGCCAGACATGGGGTCTACGTTGAAGTCCACCCCCAGCAAGAGGGGTAGGACGGGTAGGTCTTGGACGTTTTTGTCGATGTTGGCGTCCGAGAAGCTGATGGCGACCAGGCCGCTTAGGTTCTCGAAGCTGGCCTCGAATTCTTGGCGGAAAGTGCGAGCGTCGAGTTGGCCTCGGGCGGCTTCGATCTCTTCGGCGGGGACGTTATCGCCCTGGACGGTGGTGAATTGCCAGCGGGCCCAGTTCTCGTCGCCGCTATCCGCATAGCACCAGAGGTCGTAGAACCAGCTGGCGGTGCCGTCCGGGGTGGAGATGAAGAGGGCCCAGCCCTGTTTGTCGGCTAATGCAGGGCGGATGACCTCAAACCAGACCTCGCGGTCCATAAATGCGGCTTCGTCGAGCACCACGCCAGCCAAACTGCGGCCTCGGAGGGCCATGGCGTTTTCGGTGCCCTTAAGTTCGATCGTTGAGCCGTTTACGAGTTCGATTTTCAGGTCGGTCTCGTTTTTGCTCTTGATCCACGCCTTTGGGACCAGCTTTTTCATTACTTTCCAGGCGATGTCCTTCGCCATCCGGTATGTAGGGGCCGCGTAGAAGAATGTTTCGCCCGGCCTTTCAATCGCCCCACGCAGCAATTCGATACATGAGAGGTAGCTTTTGCCGAAACGGCGGCCGGCAACCAGCACGCGAAAACGTTTGCGGCTTGAAAATACCTCGCCTTGTGCATGACGAAGGCTCAAATTAGGTCCGGTGTGCATATATTTTTGGGGCTGGCCTGCAGTGTAGTACAGAAACTCGACCCCTACCCCCTAGGAGGTGTGTAACAGTAGAGAAAAATGCGAATATGTCAGTAGGTTCCCTAGGCCACGGCCAGCCCCCTTCAATCCCGGACCTTGCCCCCGGTCGGTATAACTTACTGTGCGGCCTAGTTTGTATAAAATAGCAAGGGCACAGGGCCGATCATGCTTTATACAAACTAGGCTAGTCTTTGCGCCCTATTTCATAGCAAGCTGTTTGCGAACTTGATAGCGTGTGATACCCAACGTGGCAGCAATCTTACGCTGAGACATACCGTCAGCGCGTAGCAGTTGCGCGGCATTCAGTATTAAACAGCGCTCAACAGTTGCGCCAGTGTCTTTAACAGCCTGGGCAACTGTTGCGGGCTCGGTGTTGGGACGTGTTGGCCAATGTTGCGCCAGCCAATCACTGACCTTGTAGATAGCCTGGCCAGTGTATTTACCGGCTAGATAGGTGCCAACAGCAACAGCGATCAATCCCTGGCCGATGGTGATAGTTACGTGGCGCCAGTCAATCCGTGCAAGTGTAGGCTTGATGTAACGGTAGAAAATGTAACCTACTGCGCGGCCTGATTGGTACACTTTGCGGATGAGAGATGCGAGTAGATTAAGCGCCCACAATATCGCGGTTGCTGTGAAAATCTCTCCGCCGATAGCGTACAGTTTGGCCGCTCCAGTGATTAGATTTTGCGCAAGATGTAGCGCATGGAGTGTGTTCATTGTGTGCAGTGCAATGTATTAAGTAGGCCGTCCGTTGCTGGCCTACTGTGACACATTAGCAGCGCAAGGCCCCAAGCCGAGGGCAAGGGGCCAAACTGTTGCAATTCTTCACATTCCCTAGCGACCCAGCAACCGCAACTCACAAGAGGCAGGGTCGGGGCCTTGCTTGCAGTGGGCCATGAGATCACGGGTTTGGGATGAGAGCGCCAGCCCTAGCCAGAGGCCTAGGCCGATGGTGGCAGCGATGCTGGCGATCGTGGCGTGGTTGGTGTTGATCATGGTTTGGTTCGCGGTTGTGGAAAACCTGTGGAAAAACTGGGGAAAACGTAAAGCGGACTCACTCCGACTTAGGAAAACAGGGCCGCAATTCTGGGCCCGAAGGGAAAGAGGCGGCTTTTTAGGTTGTGCTCTGAGCATCTTCGATCGCCTCTCTCTCAGTCTCGAAGGGCCCGACAGGCTCCCCATCCGGCAGGCATCCGGGGAAACATGGCCACCAATACCAGCCGGACTCGATGGGCTCGCCAGTCTCGGTGTCTAGGTAGGATCGCCCATAGGCGCTGCCATCGTTCCCCAGATAGAACGCCTCAAAGCTCCCAAACTCTTGACCGTCGATAGTCTCAAAGGTGTGCCAAGTCATCAGCCTTCCTCCTGCTCATCAGCCAGCAGCTCGGCCACACGCTCCAGCACATCGTCGGGGCGGTGGGCATGGGCTAGAAGCGCCCAGCCGAGCAGGTGCTGCTCGTGGTATCCGAGGGTAGGCTTACCAGCTGAGCAGAGCGGCTCGCCAAACTCATCCTCGCTGTAGCCGATAAGATCCAGGAACAGGGAGGCAGGGCTAGGAAAATCGAAGTTCTGGCTCCAGTCCCAGAGATCAGTGATCAGCTCGCGGGCTTGGTCATAGGACAGGGTTAGGTCGGTGTTCATGGGGTGCCTTTGGTTGGGCTTGAGTTAATGGTATGCCCCAGGTCCGCCGCTTGCCTTTCTCTGTTGTGATACTTTACAAACCGGCTCGATGGCTTGTCCGGGCTCCATCCGATGGTATGGTGCTGAGGCAATCCGATGCCGCAACCAATGGCCGGGGGAGAATGGGTAACTCAAAAGGAGCGGCGCCAGTCCGCTGCCGATGCTCGGGAACAAGCCCGAGCCGAGAAACGCCAGCTTGTGATCCAATGGCAGGATTCCTACTGGCTGGCTCAGAACCACCCCTGCGATGATTCCGTTCTCGCTTGGCTCTCAGAACATCGGAGCGAAGCTTCCAAGATAGGCGCCAGCCGCTGGAATCTGGAAACCCTGCCTATGCTCGTGGCCAAGCAAGCCCAGCTAAGAAAGGCTGCTGCATTCCAGGAGGTTCTGGATCGCGCCAAGGTATCGCATCAGACCCTGATGGTCGAGGCAGTCCTAGAGGCTGGCGGTTTTCCCCAGGCTGATTCTGTGGAAAACAAAAACGCGGCGCACAAACACCAACGCCCCAAACGCAAAGACGCCGGGATCGCCCGCAAGCGACCCAAAGCACCAGCCACCTAGCCTCCCCCCCCCAACACCCCACACCGCCCAGGCTCACCCCCTGGGCTTTTTACTGCAAACCCTTCTCAATAGCGCAAGCGGCAAGCAGCTGCCCCCGCTCCACGCCCTCCCTGTACCACCGCAAGTAGGCCAGCCACTCCAGCTCGGTCAGACCGCTAGGAGCCTGGGCAGGCCTATGAATGGGTTTTGGGCGAGCCATGAATGGGTTTTGAGCCAGCATGAATGGGTTTTACAAGGCTATGAATGCAAATTATGAATGGTGCTTTTATTTAAACTGTATTGATAATCTTTATTACTCATCTTCACTATTTAAATCAATGCCAGCACTTTCAAGCATATGAATAGCTTCTGCCTCGGCTGATTTCAAAGTTCCAGCGCGCTTGTCATCAATAGTGATGCTGAGCATCGGCACTTGGGCGGCATTAACTTCCACAGTCCCCTCTCCAGCGCCTCGGGCCAAACTATCCAGCAAATGCGCCACCACTTGCAAATTGCCTTTTTTGAGTGCACGTTTTACAGCGTGCATACGCATGTTGTTGACTTGGTTTAGAAGTTGCTGGCGATCTCCAGCAAAATCATTTTTCATCAACTCATTGGCCGCATGAACATAGTTCTCGGCCTGGCGGAAACTAACTCCATACCGTGTTGCCAACGCCTGGCAGTTTTCACGACGACTTCCACCGCTGAGCATCATCGTATAGGCCGCATTCACACGCTCCTCCATCTGAGCGTTGTTGATTGGGCGGCCTTTACTGAAGCGTTTGGTGGGATCGTTGGCGACGGTTGTCTTTTTAACGATCTCTGTGGACTGTTGCTCGACACTATCGGGCGCCAGTTCTTCCATTGTGCCAGTCACAAACTGCATGTTCTGTTGAAGTCTATCTAATGTACCCGGCTATCTACTTTTTTGGCAGTAGTCGCTGGAGGTGTACCAACCAAGGTGGCAGGTTGAATCCTTTTGGATGAGGGGCGGGCTAGTTTTGGTACTGGGGATGCAGTACGAGCCAGAGGTGTACCAGCCGGTGGGGCAGGTGCCAACCTT